GGGATATAACGCGTCTAGCTGCTGGCTATGCTGTAGAGTATGGGATATAACGCGTCTAGCTGCTGGCTACGCTGTAGAGTATGGGATATAACGCGTCTAGCTGCTGGCTATGCTGGAGAGTATGATTGTTAAAATTTGTGCTTGACAAAAGTTTTGAACGTTGCTATACTATGTGTGTAAGTTGGAATTGTGAAACGGAGATAGAGAAATGACGCGGAAAGATTACGGTGAAGTGGCAGCTATCATGCGCAAGCTTAGTGATACGCGGTACGCTAACCGCCTGACGAAGGAGCAGGTTTGCTTGTTTGCCGATATGATGGATGAAGCATTCGGCAACTTTAACAAGGCGCGGTTTCTTGAATGCGCAGGCGTGGTCAAAGCGAAGAAAGTAGCGTAATCCCCTAGTGGGGGACTGGAGAGGTACGATGGGGATCGACAATATCAAAGAGAAAATCATGAAGCTGCTGGCGAAAGCTGGTGACGCTGCATGTACGGCAGAGGAAGCCGACACCGCCTTGACGATGGCGAAAAAGTTAATGGACAAGTACGGCGTGAGCGATGCCGACTTGGAAAATGCGAAGTCTGACGACTGGAAAGAGGAAGCATGGGGCGCTCGCCAAAACAAGAAAGGCCAGTGGATATTCCATCCGGTTGACCGCTACGCACTGGGTGCAGTAGCAAAGTTTTGCGGTTGCCGGGCTTGGAAAGATCGCAGCGGAACGCCAAAGGCGGTGTTTTTTGGTATGCCTAGCGATATCGAGTTGGCAAACTGGATGCGGGTAGCCTTGATCCAACAGTTTGACAAGGATTGGGCGACGTATAAGAACATGAGCGGGAGGAGGCTTGGAGTGCGTGGATTGACAGAGGCACGGCTTGCATTTAGCCAAGGGTTCTGTAGCGCTGTGCAAGAGCGGCTGACGCAATGGCAATTTCGCCATGAGGCAAGCGATAGCAATGCGCTGATTGTCGTGAAGCAAGATGCAATTAATAAGGAGTTAGCGGTGCGCGGGATATCGTTTACTAGTAGTGCGGCACCGCCTCGCGCTGTTGACACAATGGCGTATGGCGCTGGCGTGGAAAGCGGTAGGGCTGCGGGGATTGGCGGCAAGGGCGTAAACGGCGGGCGGCAAATTCTGTTGGGATAATGTGGCGCGGTCCCCCGGTGGGGGACCGCTTATCGGAGATAGGGACATGACTGCTCAAGAAGTTTTTGAGACGGTAGCGGAGCACTTGTTTACGCAAGGGTGGCGGGCTCTTGCTGATAATATGTGCATGTATCGCGACAGGGAGGGTAGGAAGTGCGCTGTTGGGTGTTTAATTGACGATGAGGACTATAGGCCAGAGATGGAAAGGCTTCCAGTTAAGGCACTGTGCAGAAATTTTAAGGAGGTACTGCCGCCGACCATTCTTAGTAACGTCTACCTACTAATGGACCTTCAACAGGTGCACGACGAAGTGATGAATTGGGGGAGTAGTGACCAAATGCGGCAGGAGCTAACGTCTACTGCTAAGAAGCATGAACTTGACGCAGCGTTTCTTGTCGGTCTGTCATTTAGGGACAGGTAATCCCCCGGTGGGGGACAGGGGTGCGGCGACGGTTAGAACTACGGCGCTGCATAAGCAGAGAGCTCCGCGACCTCGGCTCTCTGCGACGGTGGCGGGTGCATGGAGGCGATGTGATACAGGTCGCTGAGACCAACGCCCGCCACCACTAACAACATGATGTGTAGCGTTGACATGACAGCGCTACATAAAGCAGAGAGCAGTGCTACACCTGTTCTTTGCGACGGTGGCGGGTGTTGGATGCGATGACCAACACCCACCACCACTAACAACATGAGGTATAAGATGAAACTGGCAAACGATGCAATCACCGCCCACATAGGGCCGGGACATTTACAGCTAGACATAACACGCGCCAATGATACGCACTATATCACGATGAGCGCGACGTTCTGGTACGACAACATGATGGCGCCATTTGTGCGGGTGTCTCGCGTGTCACGTAAAACGGAGTGCTTTGACGACATAGGGCATTGGCACGCCACGTTACCTGATAAACTGGTAAACCTGCAATGGTGGCTCAAGCAAGAACTCTATGAATATATGTACGGGATCAAGAGCTAGAGTTTCTTGAAGGCTTACTCCCCGACTCGGGGACTGAGAAGGAGGTATGAGGCATGATAAAGGGCTATAAAGGCGGGAACGTCTGCTCGCACTGCTATGGCAGATGGCTAAACGTAGACTTTCCGGGGTCCAAGGAGTACGGCAAGCGGTACTTTCGGAAGACCGGGGACAAGGCGGTAAAGATTATAAAGTCGTGCGATAGCTGCGATCATGTAGTTATCGCCTACTTGCACGATGAACACTCATATCACATGGTTTACCCACGAAAGTCTTTGCGGAAAGCATTGACTGGCTCCCACAAAAACGAGTTTTTTGATGGACCTATTGTCCTAGCTGACGACGAAGGAGAAAATGATATGACTACGCTGTATAAGATACTGAATGCAGACACGTTTGGCCTTGCTGGTAGCACTGCTGAAGAAGTCTACTGCAATAAGGTCGGCGTGAATAGCGAAGGGTTGGCGGTAGTAGAGTTGAAGCCGGGTGGCAAGATTACGGCGGTCCCGCACGCCAATCTTGAGGAAGTCTTGCCGTACACTGTGTCAGTTAAGTTCAATGGCTCAGGTACTAACTATCACTATACGACGAAGAAAGGGTCGGTTGAGGTAGGCGACTTGCTTTTCCTCAATGACACAAGCGGCTTCGCAATCGTTACGGCCATTGGCACAAAGTCAAAAGCGGCTACAAAAGCGCTGGTTGGCAGAAAGCTTGCCAGTAGCGCAATCGAGTCTGAATAAACCTTGGCGGTCCCCCGATGGGGGACTGCTTTTTATGGAGGCGGTGATGAGTTTTGAACATTGGGCAAACGACTTCGCTAAGCAGATTGGCGAGCAACTACGGATCAAGCAAATAGCTGAAGCTAAGCGACAAACGTTTGAAGAACGCTATGCTCATTGGCTAAAGGTCATGGGTAGAGAAAAGGTATGGAGTAAGCGCGTTGAAGGTGTGTTTGTCAATGAAATGGCTGACGTGGACGATGCGACGACGTTGCAGCTACAGCGCATTATGGCGGGGAAGTACGAAAATGATTGACGGTCGTCCATATGTGACGCAGCCGGAAGTAGCGGCGCAAGCTATCTTTGACGTGCTGGTGTTAGGTGAAGTGCGGGAGCTAAAGAACGCGCTGCTATGGAACATGACGCCTCACGGCAACTATAGCTTTGCTTACTGGCAGGCGCGTGCTGATGGGCTAACACCATTGAGCGCCGCAGATAAAGACTTCCTTACGGAAATCTACGTAGAAATACGCGGATACACACCACTCGGAAAACCAGCGCACCTGTATAACGCTAGCAAAGAGGTACCGCCTTTCGCTGTGCTTGCTACTGGCGTGCGCGGCGCTGCTATCGGCTTTGTCATAGGGATGGCAGCGCTAGGGGTACTAGCAAGCTTTGGCTTATATAAGTTCTAACAACGGAGAGTGTTATGTTTGAAGTGTTCGACCGCGCGCGGGTGTTTGGCGAAATACTCAAAAAGTTGACTTCGCTAGAGACGACTGTGAAAGACATAAAGTCAATCCATCTCGGGCAAGATTGGATTGATAAGGTTGAGCATGACGCAGAAGCTGAAGCCGCTACAGAGTCCCCGAGTGGGGGAGTGCTAAACCATACGAACGGTTTAGTTGAAGGATATGACAGAGCTATACAAGTAGTGGAGCAGGCTAAGCAACACTGGCTATTGGCTGTCCCATCGAATACTTGTTCGCGGACTGAGATAAATGCAAAAGTGCATGTGCTTAACGAGGTTTTGGCGCAGCTTAGCGCGGCACGCAACAACTATGCTAAACCAGAGTTGACGACAATGATACCGCTCAAGCAATCGCATTTGTGGACGATATGGCGTGCGCTTGATTTAAACGTTCATGGCACAATAAGCGCGGGTAATACAGCTAGGGCACTCGATATAAGTGAAGATGCGATGGACGGGTACTTGAAGTCTGGCCTAGTGCCAGTCACGGTGGACGACGCGGCTGACCTTTATATACAGGACATGAACAATGTTTGAAACGGCTGTACTAATCCTGCTGGTAGCGATCATCTACACGCTAGCGCCTGAAGGCGTTAAAACAGTAGTAAAGGCGGTGCTAATTGTTTGTGCGTTTATCGCTGGTTTCGGTGTAACGCTGATTTACTTTTACTTGATCAGCACTGGAACGTTGCAAGCAATGGTGCGGCCATTTCTTGACACTTTACTGGGGTAAGAGACATGGAAAAAGTCACCGCCTATAAAGGTATGGATGGGCGTTTGTATGAGAACATACAGGCGTGCGTAGAGGCAGACCTAGCGCACTTTTTGTATAGCATACCGACGCTTGACCGCACAGTTATCGATCAAGAGGTTATCGAGATTATCGTTGTGCATCACAAGAAAGTGACGTCAATCTTGTCATTAATGAGTGATGACGGTAGGGCGGAATACTCCCCTAGTGGGGGACTGCGGTAGTACTACCAGCCGATGAAAAAATGGTAGTAGTAGAAGTGGAAGGAAAGAAAATGCGTTATGTCATTGTGAGCAGCGCACTGGTGTTTACGGGACTTGCTCTTGCAGCGTGCGAAGGCATCCCCGCCATCTATTGCGATTTTAACCGTGAGCCGCGTAGTTTTGGTGAGCGGTTGAGTTGCGCCGAGACGCGTGACAACCGGGGTGTTATCGGGGCTCCTAACCTCAAGCGTGAACCAGTTGTTGAAGAACCCGACGACCAAGACGACGACGATTACGAGCACGAAGGTCCGAAGGGACCGAAGGGTCCGAAAGGCGACGGCCCGAAAGGTCCGAAGGGTGATCATGACGGCAAAGGCAAGCCGTCAAAAAGTCCCGGAGATGACGATGGGCCTAAGGGACCGAAGGGTCCAAAAGACGACGGCCCGCGTGGTCCCAAGGGAGGTGATGGCCCAAAGGGTGACGACGATTGAGAAATTGGTGCGCGGCGTGAAGGGCATCGACAAGCCATTGGAGCAAGCAATGTCAAGCCTTGATACTGATTACTACAAATTGACGCTATCGGGGGCAACTCCCGGTAAATCAGCAACCGTCTACATTAAGCGTGATCATGTGATTGCGCTGCAACCTACAAACGCTGGCGGCATGTTAGTGCATACTGCGCGCGGATTGTTTGACGTCAGGCAAGGTCCAAACGAAGCTGTCTGGCGGTAATTAGAAACGCGGTCCCCCGGTGGGGGACCGCTAACTTGGAGGTAGGCTATGCGCCCGCGCTTTGGTGACACTGATATTGAAAATAAGGCGGCTTTTCGACATTACACTCAGACCAACCGCGAAGTGTGGAAGTCGCTTGGTTTCACTCTGATTAATACACGCGTGCACGAGTTGGATAAAGAGCTTGTGCTAGCAGAGATTGCCGTGCGTCGACAGCTACAGCTAGTACGCATGGCCGAAGACAAAGAAACGCCTATGCTTACGCTTCGTAACATTAGCTTACGCAACATGGAGTCTCGCATTGACAAAGCTGAGCGCGCCAAACTTTTGGAAGAAGCGGCAAACAGTGAGGCGAAAAAAGATATTGCCTTGGCGCTTGAGAAGTCTGCGCACTACATCAAGAAACACACAGGAGTCCAGAATAACTACGACGCAGAAGCGCCGTTTGAGCAGCGCACGCGCCTAGAGGCGAAGGGCGTTAGCTATAACAATGCGGCGGTGGCTTATCACCGTTATGCCCAAGCCCTATTGGATCACGCCGCGCAAACCAGCGTATTTGGGGTAGGAGAAGAAAGTGCTTAACGTCAACGCAAATGAAATTCTCCTTGAAATACCAAAGTGCGGAAGTAGGTCGCTTGTGTGCGCCCTACGAACGAAGTATAACCGCCGGAGCTTTTGGTATCACGGCCATCATACGCTCAAAGAGCTAGAAGGTATGTCGGACAGGCTGCACATGTATCCGCATATAGTGTATGCTGTGATACGTAATCCGATTGACCGGCTGTTGAGCGGCGTTAACCACTACGTCAATAATAAAACAGGCGCTACTCTGAGCGACGCGCTAGAGGTGTGTTTAGAGCAAAGCAATATCGTATTCAAACCGCAGTACAAATTTGTAGAGGTCCCCGACCGGGGGACTTATGATCTGCGGCTGTGGGACATGGCGCGTATCGAGGAAGCGCTACGGTTTATAGGTGCTGGCGATGACCCTACTTTACCGCACTTAAACAAAGCCGTATATAAATACGACATGGACGCGTTGCTCAATCACACTCTCTTTGACGACGTTAACGTAGAGGTGCTAGATCAAGACTTTCCATTGTGGATCGACGCTACTCGTACTAGCAAGGAAGGGCAACTCAATGTTCAAAAAGCGTGAGGGGGACGTTGCCATTTTGCGAAAAAATGGTGTATTCTATCAGTGTGACCTTTACCTATTAGGGCGCGCACTGTTTGCTAAGTTCGGTAGCGGTTACGTAAGACTGGCGGACCCGGATAGGACGTCAAAAGCTGATGTGTTGCTACATGAGTTGTTCATAGACACAGAAGTTTTGTTTGTGGACGACCTACAGAGGTATGAGGTATTAGACGATGATAAAGCTATCACCGGAACAGGTCGAGGACGCTCTGCGAATGGCAAACGAACAAGACCTGCCAAATTTCTCAAAAGCGGGGACGGGGAAGACCCATACAGCGCTGAAAGCGATTGAGCTAACCAAGGCAAAGCAGTCTTTAGTACTAGCGCCTAAGATTGCTTTAGGATGGTGGCAGGAACAAGCTTCCGAGTTTCTAGGCGCTGACGCTAGGATACTTAAAAGCGGGAGCAGTCCCCTAGCCGGGGACATCATGATAACAACGTATGACATAGCGCGAAACATGAAAGCGCGGCTATGGGAGTACTTTAGCTATGGGAACTTGGTGCTGGACGAAAGCCAGAACGTTTGCAACCCTGATGCAGGGCGAACCAGAGCAGTGTTCGGGAACTCCTGTGATCTCGTTGGTAGTCTTGCGGAAAGGTTCGAGCAAGTCTGGCCTATGTCCGGTACCCCGATCCAAAACTACGCCAACGACTTGTTCACGCAGGTCTGTGCGCTTCACCCTGAACTTTTCGAAAAGCACGGAGTGACCAATTACGATAGCTTCTGCCGGAAGTTTACTTTCACACGGAAGAAGCAATTTCATCCGAACATGAAACCAGTTATGAAGATAAGCGGTAACGTTAATGAGATACTACTGAGCCGCATTGTCTATACAGAACTAGACGCTATCCATCGGATAGAAGCGGCAGGGTTACCGCCTATTAGAACGCGTCATATGTACGTACCTCTGAAGCTTGATGCTGATATGCGCAAGCTAATGGCTGAGGTAGATAAGCTACCGCTTGACCAGATAATGGCAGCGATCAACGCGCCGGATAGTATTATCGCGAAAGCGTGGCGCTTCATAGGTCTTATCAAGGTGGCGGAAGTAGTCCCCTACATCGGGGATTGCGTGAAGGATGGTCCTATCTTGGTAGGGTGCTGGCATCGTGATGTTATGACGGCGTACTGCACAAAACTCAGAGAGATGGGGCTAAAGGTAGAGCAGGTTCATGGAGGTACGCCAGATTTAAATAGAGCGGTATTCCGCAAAATGTTTAACAACGGTGAGATTGACGTCCTGATAGGCCAGATGAAGGCTATGGGTACGGCGTGGAACCTGCAAGAGGCGTCTAGTCATATCATCGTGGCTGAGACACACCCAACCCCGTCAGTAATAGAGCAGTTCTATAAGAGGGTGCATAGGCGTGGTCAAAAGAACCACTGCCAGCTTGATATCGTGGTAGGCGATAATAAACTTGACAGAGCACTTGAGGGTGTACGGCAAAGGAAGGAAGCGAGCAGTGACAAAATCACCGGGTAGAGAATTTTGCATCAGCGACGACAACGCTGACGAATACGTTGATGCGCTCGAAACTGTAATGGAGTTTGTTAACGCGTTGGTGAAGCAGAGAAAGCTGTGTAAAAACTGCTTGCTTTCTAACTTCGCTACTACAGCGCTGGCGGTTACCATTGCAGATTTCTACAAGAAGGACCCAGTAGCAGGCGTGCTTGCGCTAGTAGAGCACCAAACAGAGACGCAGAAAAAAATTCATGCGCTGATTGGCAAAAAGGCGCCGACGAAAAATTAGGGCTTGACAAATGTTTTGTCATGTGCTATTATAGGCTGTGTTCAATGACGGACACGAGCCCAAGCTAACTAGCAGTCCCCTTGCTAGGGGACTGCCTTTTTAGGGCAGAGATTATGAAGCTTGATATAGCAAAAATGGTCCACCTAGGGGTCGAGTACAAGCCCGCGCAACACTGGCCGACGTTCGACGGCGCTGCGTTGGACCGTACTAAATACGTCACCGCCTCTGAGATAGGCTACTGTGCCAGAAAGATAAAGCTCGACAAGATAGCGATGCTAGCTGGTGGATATACTGCGGAAGCTGGTACTATTATGTCGTCGGCTGACGAATGGGGGTTTTTCGAGCGGGGACATAATGTTGAAGCGTGGGCGGTGGAGACGATAAAGCGCGCCACTAACGAGGACTTGCGCTACACTGGTAAGGATCAAGTGTCTTTTACTTGCGGTGTCCAGAGTGGGACGCCCGACGGAGTGTTCTTTCATGAGAACGCAAGCGCGTTTACAGTGCTTGAGATAAAGTCTGTTGATCCTAGAACTAACTTCAATAAGTTGCCAAAGTTGGCGCACGTCGATCAAGTTATGCAAAACGCTGATATCATTGCTGAGTCGCTTGACTTAGTGCCACTAGGCGGTGAGATACTATACGTTGACGCCAGCAATTACAAGAACATGCGACAAATAAGTATTGAATATGATCTAGAGCACGCGGCAAAACTAGAGAAGCGTGCGGAATTGATCATGTCCACAGAGCGCCCTGAAGATTTAAAACCAGAAGGTATTTACTTAGACCATTGCAAATTTTGTGCTCATACAGCCGTATGCAGCAAGATGATCAGAGCATCACAGCAAGGAGAGAGTTATGACGAAGATCTCACAAAAGCCAGAGCCACGATCTTTAGACAACGCTAAGCCGCTACTGGTGGAGCGTGCTGAGTTGTACGAGCAGAAGCAAGCGATTGACGAGCGTATCAAGACGCTCGACAAAGACTTGCGCCCTATGCTTGAAGGACTAGGGCCGGTCGTCTATCGCGGTTGGCAGTACGAAGTTGCCATGACCGCTGGTCGCATTACATACGACTATAAGACAATGGAAACGGACGGAGTGCGGATCGAAAACTATGCAAAGGTTGGCGCTCCTAGTACGCGGTTTACTATCAAGAAAGTTCAGGAAGTCTGAACTCCCCTAGTGGGGGACTGGAGGATAATATGGCGCGCTGTCCTAGATGCGGTTATAGCAAAACCGGGAGAGAAAAGAGAGTCCCATTAATACGTGATTACGCCGGCGATTTTGGTACACCTGACCCCGCAGAGATGCTCGATAACGTAGCTTGGCAGTGCGTTATATGTGACACGATAGTAAGCGAGATGACCGGAAAGGCAAAAGGTATGGGTGGCGCTATTTACGGATTAGCTAAGTTCTGTGCCTGCTGCCAGATGACAAAACCAAACACCGTGCATGAGCGCGTCAAAGTCACTGAGGATGATGATCCAGAGGAGATAGCGGACACAGAAGATGTGCAAATGGAATGGCGGTGCCCATTCTGTGAAACGTGGAATACAGGAGGATAGCATGGGAGTTATACATGAAATTGACGCAGAGCGTAAGCGTCAAATTAATCAGGAAGGGTACACACAGCGACATGACGACCAGCATACGTCGGGGGCACTTGTGTTCGGCGGTGCAGTGTACGCTTGCTTTGCAGGCGACGAGCTAAGCGGTGAACACCCTAAGGAACGAGACGGCGTTATAGAGTATTATCGTAAGCGCTGGCCATTTGCTCCAAACACGTTCAAACCTGCCGATGACCCTCGCCGTACGCTTATTAAAGCTGCTGCGATGATTGTCGCAGAGATTGAGAAGATCGACCGCGCCAGAGAGCAAGGATAGTAACATGACATACGATCAACACAGCGCAATCACCTATACAGTGTCATTTGAGCGGTTGCCAGAACAATTAGTCTCTGATTATAGAAAGGCGTTTCGTGGTTTTGAAGCAGCTAAACAGAGTATCATAAAAGCTGCAAGAGAGTTGCCAGAAGCGTCGGCAGCTATAGCACTTATACATAGTCATCTAGGCAGAATGTTCGATAAGATCGATATTGACAGCTACAACACAGGCGTAAAGTTTACTGCAACTAGTATGGCGCCGTCTGCCGCTGTAGCGTACTTGCCTGAAAAGGTAGTTAATTCGCTAATCAATGGCAAACTGTTGACGGACGACGAAAAACGGGAGTTGTTGAATGGTATGTACGGACTCAACCTTTTGTCAAGATCGGAAGACGCAAAGAAGTCCCCTACCGGGGGAATGGACGAGGATATCCCATTTTGATTACGACAAGCTGTGGCGTGATATAGTACGCCATTGCGACAAACTTTCAGCGGGTTCACGTAGACCACCCGTTAAGACAATCCAAGGTCTACGCTTCAGCACCGCGCGAAATGCGGTATTCAGAGAAGGTAAGTAAAATGGCTAATGACGTAGCACCGGTATTCGGTATCAGCAAAGTTAACGTTGAAGACATGAAGTCTTTGGCGGCAAAGGCAAAAGTTGCAGCGCAAAACAACCCAAGGGGAGGCGCACCGGACGGGTCCGACTATCTTAACTTTTCAGGGAAGAACGGTGAGTTTACGATTGGTGCAGACAAGCGCAAGATTGACGATGAGGAGCGGTGGGTAGTTGACGTAACTTCCTTTGAGGAAGGTTGGGTATGCTGGAAGGCTAGTAAGCCGGCATCGGTACGGATGGCGAATATCTACAATGGTGTAGCCGTCAGTCAGCCTAACTTCGATGAGCTTGGCCCTTTCAATGAACAGAAAGGCGAGGGCTGGTATCAAGCGAAGGCTTTTGTCTTGAAGTCTCTCGACGAAGGTCAGCAAGGCTATTTCCGCGTTAACTCTGTGTCTGGCGTGTCTGCTATGGCAGAACTCATCGACGCATTCTCTGAGCGTGCTGCGGCTGGACTGCCTTGCTGGCCAGTAATCTGCCTTGCGGCAGAACGCTTTGAGGCACAAGGCTTTAAGAACTACAAGCCTGTGTTTGAAGAAGTCGGCTGGCTGACTAACAGTCAGTTGCAAGAACTTGCTGACGGCGCGGACATTGACGAGCTTCTGGCCGAGGAAGACGCTGGGCCTGTTGACGAGGCACCGCCTGCCAAGGCTGCTGCAAAGGCGACCGGTCCGCGTCGTCGGCGCACTGCCTGATCCCCTAGTAGGGGACTGCCCGCCGCTAATCAGCGGCGGGCTCTTCTTTCTAATGAGGTGCATGATATGGAACGGAAGTCAAATATAGACATCGAGGCGCTTCGCGCGCAGCTTAAGCAAACTCTTGTAGAGGACGTCCAAAAAATAGACGGCTCTTTACGGGACCTAGTTAACTTACTCCCCGATAGCATGGCAAAAAATCAAGCGGTATCGAACTTAGCCACAGGAATGCTATGGCTACAGCACGCGGTTAGAGCTGTCAACATTAGCGATAGCTCTATGCGTAAGACCAAAGAGCAGGTTGCTCGCTCGGCTGGCGAAGCCGCTAACAAGAAAAAGTCATGACGGATAACACCGACATAGAGTTTGCGAAGTCGTGTGAGCGTTACCGCCTCGTTGAAACTTCTGAAGAAGCACACAGCTTACTTGAGAGCATTGACGAGGCGGCGCTTGACTTCGAAACTACGGCGCTTTCGCCCGAGGATGGTCGGATACGCCTCACAACTATCTGTAACGATAAACACCATTTTATTATTGACCACGAATTTCTAGGCTCGTTTGAAGAATATGTCCACCATTTCGTTGACGGTAAAAAGCGGTGGTGGGTCTACAACGCAAAGTTTGAGACTCTGTGGATTGACCACATAGCCGGGAATGAAGACGCGGTAATCTTGGACGTGGACTTTCTTAAGAAAGTGAAGCAAGGGGGCTACCCTAGTAAGTTGTCATGGATGGCCAAGGCCGACCTTAAAATCGACATGGACAAGGGTGCGCAAACAAGTGACTGGAGCAATCCTACACTTACCAAGGGGCAATACGACTATGCGGCATTTGACGGCCACGTAACGTGGGCGCTCAAAAAACTGTGGTGGGATACGCAGCTAAACGATGCACAGAAAAAAGCCTTCTTTATTTTTAACGACAGCGTTAGGGGCACCATTGAATGTGAGCGTACCGGACTCATTCTCGACTACGGTTACCACGAGAGCACCGTTGAATTGTGGAAAAGGAAGCACGCCACCTTTGAGCGATATATTAGAAAGTTTACTCCAGAAAGCGTTATCAAAAATCTCAACTCAGACGCGCAGCTTGGGGCCTTTTTACGTAAAGAACTACCTGCGGCTTTACTTAAAGTTTGGCCTGTCACAGAAAAGACAAAACGAATGCAGATGGAAGGCCAGTACCTCCGATCTGTTGCCCGACGACTACCATACCCTATGTCTCGATGGCTTGCAGCCGTTGTTGGGTACAAATATTATAATAAGTACCTTTCGACATACGGGGAAACTCTACTCACTAGGCAGGCTATGGGGGGAAAAGTATCTTCCAGATTTAATATTGGGCAAGCCGCTACCGGACGGTACAGTAGTTCCAATGCAAACCTACAAAACATACCTAGAAAAATTTACATTAGGAAAGCATTTCACTCCCCCACTGGGGGAAAGAGAAAAATGTGCCTCGCAGACTACAAAGGCATCGAAATCAGAGTGCTCGGCGAGCTTAGCGGAGACGAACAACTACTGCAAGACGTTATCTATGGAGACGTACATGCCGCTTCAGCCTCCCAAATCTACAGCTATGATATCCCATATGTGCTCGAAGTGTTGGAAAGCAAAGGCAGTGGCGGTTATTCGAACATTTATCCCATCATCAAAGAGCAGCGAAGCAAAGCAAAAGGATTTACATTCCAGCTTCTCTATGGGGCAGGAGCAGGCGCTCTGTCAGACGTGCTTAGATGTAGTTTTGACGAAGCATCGACGGCTATACAAGCGTGGGCTGATAGATATAGCAACGCTTACAACTACCGACACATAATGTTCGATGCCATGATGGGGACTGGCTATCTACCTATCTGTGATGGCCGCACAGTATTCATATACAAGAGTGAGCGGACACTACCGGTAGCGGCAAACTATCCTGTGCAGGGGGCGGCTGCATCAGTTATGTACCGGGCTGTGTACCACACGCACCGCTTGTTTTATGAGCAGGACGTTCCAGCATGGCTAGCCGCTACTGTGCACGACGAGCTATTGTCTTATGCCGAAAACGACTATGCAGAGCAGGCGATGGCGCTACAGCTAAAGGGCATGGAGCAAGCGTGGCTAGATATCTTCCCCGGTACTAATACAGATAACTTGATCGATTGGAAAATCGGTACAACGTGGGCGGACAAACCATGAATAATCTTATTGAGAGACTACAGGGGGCGATGCTAGATAAGCAGCGTGTCGAGCGCGTTTTTTTGGTGCAGCTAAAAATGAAGGCGGTGCCTAAACAGCGCCCGCGCACTAGGCGCGACAGTAGCGTGCAGTTTACACCAGCGGCAACGCGTAAGTTTGAAAAGATGGTCAAGACGAAGGCTAGCACGTTAAACTTTACGCCGTACACTTGTCCCGTAATGGTTAACGTAGCAATAATAGAGCCAGTACCGCAATCTTTTTCTAAGGTTAAGACAGAAGCGGCGTTAGCTGGCTATATCACTCCCCAAGTGGGGGACACAGATAACAAGTTCAAGGCTATAACTGATGCGCTAAACGGCATAGCTTATATAGATGATAAACAAGTATCTTCTTTTCATGTCCACAGGCGCTATGGTCGTACAGCCACAGGAGAGATAATAGTACACGTTAGCCGAATTGGGCTTTCGGTAGATGAACTGGAGAAAGCACTACAAGACTAGAGGAAACTACAATGGGCTCTAATATAATAGAAGCAGCCCTAAAATGGGCGAAATTAGGCGTACCAGTTTTTCCCTGCGGACATAACAAGGCACCGCTTACCAGCAATGGACACTTAGACGCCAGCACTGATCCAGAGAAGGTCAAGGCTATGTTTGAGTTTGCTGGCGACGGCGTGTTTATTGGCGCTCGTATGGGCGCTGAAAGCGGTATGTTCGCTTGTGACTTTGACTTGTATAAACCGGGTGCTGAGCAGTATATGCAGTACCTATCAGACAAAGGGTTATTGAATACTACGCAGACGCATACTACGCTCAACGGTGGCATACATCTACTTTATAGAGGTGACGGGCAGTATCCTAACTGCAAGCCTAGCATAGGCGTTGAGATTAAAGGAGAAGGCGGGTATATAATCGTACCGCCTTCTGACGGGTACACTGTAATAGAACGCGGGATAGCCTATGCTAACCCAGACTTGATAACGGAGCTATTGAGAAAGCAAAAGCAGTCGTCCACCTCTACAGTAGATACGCTGAAACGAAGCATATTATCAGGCACCGGCTTTCACGATCCGCTGACGCAGATAGCGGCGAGGCGTGCCGCACAAGGCTGGCCGGTAGAGAAGATACAGCGAGAACTGCTTGACACACTAGAGGCTAGTGCGGCTAGTAGCAGCAATCACGCCCGCCACTCTCGCTGGAAGGCCATAGTGTCTGACGTAGGCGGTGAGCTATCTCGTATAGTAGGATCAGGAAATGACAAATACAACCCGAACGTCCTTACTGAAAAAGCTAAAGAGCGTATCCCTGTGGATACTAGAGAAAACCTGTTGGGTGCTAGCGGGAGTCTTTTTGTTCGTAGGGGACCTGATGGCGTACATACAGAGGTGGGCGAAGGCCAAGCAGTCCCCGACTGGGGGAATACAGTCTGGCCCTTCGAAGGGAGCGGGTACAACTCCTTCGAACAGCGACCCATCTTCGAACAGCGATATGTAGCCTACCCGTTGTTCGCAGAGAAAGAGACGGTGCTAATCGCGGCAGAGCCTAAGACAGGTAAGACGGCTATAGCGCTGCGATTAGCAATAGCGGTGGCGTACGGCGAGAGCATGGGCGACGTGTTTAAGGTGACAGAGCAGCGCCCTGTACTGTACTTCACGCTAGAAGGCGCTAGGGCGGTAGAGATGCGCATTGCCGCAGAGTTAGCGCGCCGTGAGGAAGAAGGTATAGAGAAGCCTGAAAAAGATATGCTCTTTGTAGTAGACCGACCACACAATTTTGGCGATCAAACGTTGCGTGAAGCAAATGGCGCTAAAATAGTACTCCATAACGAAATGTGTAAAAAAGTGTACGGTGCTGAGTTAGGGGTGATCGTGATTGACACACTAACTAAGGCGATGCCGGGAAAAGATCAAAATAGCGTAGAGGACACGTCAGCGCTCTTTGAGATTGTTGACTTTCTACGCACAAACGATATTAAAGCTACAGTTGTCTTCATCCACCACCTATCCAAGCAGGGCAATGTACGCGGCTCCACTAACATTGAGGCAGAGGTTGACGTTGTGCTAGGGGTGCAACGGGATAAAGACGGTACTGTAAAAATGAACGTCCGGCGCGCAAGGTCTATGGACGAGGACATACACTACCGCTTTGAGTTCATTTCTCGATACCTTGGAGAAACTAATCAAGGGCATAAGCTACATGCCCCAGTAGTAAAGCTAGTAATGCGGTCTACAGATAAGGTGTCTGACACTGCGGTTGGGGCAGCGCGCTACGCCAAGAACATGGATGCACTCATTGCCCTTGGGGCTGGTCGCCATGATGTTGGTTCGGTAGTAGAGAAGCTAGCGGAAGTCACGGACATTACACCGCCTAGGGGTAAGCGGCCTAACTACCAGACGCGTGCTATTCAGGACGCATTAATACAGGTGTTCCAAGGACAAATAAACTGGAGCTACGGCAATTATATAATGCGGCTAGAGAAGCAAGGCAACTACATAGTAGGGCTGACTATATTAGTCGCGAAGTAGTCCCCAAGTGGGGGACTACTGTTGCTGTAGTGCTTTAATAGCTTCTATGACACGAGCGCTGCCAGACTGTTGCATGGCGGCATTAGCTTTGGGGGGCGCACCAAGCGCCTCTAGTTCGTTTGTGCCACCACTAGCCGCACCCTGTGCACCACCACCGATAGCTAGTGCTTTCATCATCCTAGACCCTGGGACAGCATCACTAGCGATTTGCGACAATTCCGCGTTAGCCTGTGGTAATTGATCAAGCGGCGTGGTTACGTGCTTACCTACAACGTCTGCCATAGCCACGCGCTCTGTCTGCGACATAGGACCGGGACGCATCAAGTTAGCCATTGACGTGATAGCTGACGGCCTACGTCCCATAAGCTTCATGTCAGCAGTGGCTTTGAACATATCAGCCAAGTTCTTATTGACAGCGTGATGAGTTTCATCAAGCGTCTTTCCGCCGATAGCTTTAGACATTTCCTTAACAGTGCGCTCACGAGATACAGCGTCTATCACTGATCCCACTAGAGCGTCAGACTCTTTCTTTCCGATAAGCGCCTCTAGGTTTTTAAGCCTAGAGCTATTGTCGATAAGGTACTTCTGCACTGCTTCAGGATTGTCAGCCTTTGTAGATATCTCCTTGAATAGCCGCGCACGAGCGCCCTTAGTAAAGGCGACAATATCTTTATAAGAATGCGCGCTGTCAATGTAAGCGTCAATAACTTTGCTATTGTCGGCGTTAGTGAACAGCTTATGACCAGCAGCAAAAGCGTTCTTCTGAGAGTACGTCTCACCATATACCTTAGTCAACTTCGTGTACTCAGGGTCCATAGAACCCAAAGCTTCCTTGAAATAGTCATTAACAAGGTTAAGCCCTTTCTTATCGGTAGCGCCTTTTTTATTGAGCGCCTTAGTGATAATCATGCGCGCGTTATGAAGTGACTGCGGAGTAAGCTCGTTTGTAGCCTTACCGCTTGCGTCTACAGTAGCGTGCTTTTTGAGCGCGCCTTTTGCTAACGCTAGAGCTTCGCGAAGCTTGACTTTAGTGTTAGCGTCTTGGGCTTCAAAGATTGTGTCAAGCCCTTTCGTGATGCCATCGCGTTTAAACTTCGTGCCTTTAGCAAGCCCGCCCTCTAGTACAGCGTTGTAGCGCTCACTAAGCCTTACACGGCGCATCTTGAGAGAGTTAATAAATTCCTCTGGCCCTTGCACGTTACGGGTGCTAATGGCATCCTTCACCGCCGTTGGGAAATCAATAGCAGCAGAGTTGCGTAGCTCCACAAGCTTCAACAGCTTTTCAGCACCTTGTGGGTTATCTTGGCTGCGTACTACATTGCCAGCGTAATAAGATAGCTCTGGATATGCGTCAAGAATGACCTTCTCTGGCCCTTCTCTGTTGATCATAGCAGTCAACTCTTGGGGCAGTACCCCAGTGGGGGACCCCTTAGCACGGTTAACGTGGTTTTGCATACGTAGCAAGTCTTCTGCCACTTTAGCTCTGTAGAACGCACTATCTTTTCCCATAACACGGCGATAGGTTGAGCCTGCTAGACCAGTAGCACCGGCAAATACGGCGGTGCCTAGTGCGGCCATAGTAGCATCAACCCCTACGTCGCGCCACTTTACTTCCTCAAGTGATCCAGCGGAGTTGACACGGTATGTGGCAGCTTCGCCAGCGGCGATAGTAGGGGCAACTACAGCGTTACGTACCCAAAAAGATTTGCTCAACGGGGCGGCAGCTTTAGACAAAAACTGAGAGCCTTTGATAGCAGCACCACCAGCGGCTCCTAACATAACCCCGCCAGTGACACCGCCTGCCACGTTACCAGCAAGTACAGCCATCTCATGCTCTACAGCATCAGCCGCTTTAGCTTCAGCAAGTTCCTCGTGGCGTTGGTCGTATGCTTCGCTAAAGTTTTTACCCTTCATAGCTTCGCGCATACCGTAGTCAAACGACATCATAGCGTCTACAGTACCATAGCTAACCATGTCATTAAAGGCAAATCCGAAAGCGTCCATGCTAGTTTTGGAGCCACCGGCTTCCGCTAGCTCGTCACCCTTGCGGCCAAGCCCTTGCAGCGCTAGCACACCGGGAACAGTGGCACCAGCCGCGTCATAGAGAAACGACGCAACTTTTGACAGCATACCGGGTTCCTCTTGCTGAGGTTCCTCAGTAGACGTGTCCCCCACCGGGGGACTTAAAAACTCGGTGATATCCGTCCCCTGCTCTGGCGGGGGGGTGCCAGAAGCAGGGGACGGAGAGCCAGCCACACCCACGGGGGCAGGTGCAGCGGCTTCACCCATGCCGGAAGGAGGTACCGGCATAGGCTCTGGGATACGGGCTTCGCCAACACCTTGCTGTTGTGCGGCTACGCGGTCACGTTCTTTCTGTGCAGCGATAGCGGCAAAGACGGCGGAGCTATTAGGATTGTTATCCGTCATTTTCTATACTCCGGGAAGTATTCTTTGAACAGCGGCACAAACTCTATATCGCCGTTTTCTTTGACCACTGTCACCACTTCGCCAAGTTCTTCAGGCGTTAGCTTAATAGACAAGTTGTCAGTTTCTTTAACTCCTTTAGCTTTGAGAATTTCACTTGCAGCAGCGAGGCGGTCACCTTCACTGGCAAGATTGCGGAAGGTTTCGAAGTCGTCTTTACTAGCAGCTTTCTGCATGACTTCTTCGTAATCTTCTGTATTAAATGCACGCATATGAGGAAGACTCTCTAGGTATGCAGACCTAGCGGCAGCAGCAGCTTTTTGCTGCATAATGCCTTTGCGCATAAGCTGTGATAGCGCCATAATTTCGACACGCCCTAACCTGCCACTAGCGAGCGACGAAAGTAGCTTCTCACCTTCAAGATCAGACAACGCACCGACAATACCTTTAGCCAAGTTGCCAAGTTGCCCGTTACGGATAGCCTCATACATAGTGTTGGCGACTTGTGACACATCATTAATTGACGTGACTTTTTCAGCAGCTTCACTGCCTAGAATATCACTAACATACCGCCTAAACGGCACAAGGAAATCACTAGTCAATGCACCAGTATGGGCATTAGGAATAACAGCCATACGCATAGCGTTATGCGAAGCGTTAATGAGCGCTTGGTGTCCGCTAGACGCTTTAGCGTATTCTGCATCATCCGCATCAATGCGGGTTTCTGCGGACTTCATACCGGGAGTTTTGCGTTCGATAGCCTCACTTAGCGCCTTACCAAAGTCGTCAAATAACGTAGGTTTACTAAGACGCACAGCCGTCTCTGCTAGCGCCTCTAGGCTAGCGCGTTCCTCTGGCGGTACGTAATCAGGAATAGCGCGCTTGAGCATAGTAAGGTTTTTCTCGCTGTACTCAGTAAGCGGGACTAATGTGTCTCCATCAGGTACGATATCAAGTGCACCCTTATATGCTATCTCTAGTGCGTGCTGACTAGCTTTAGGGTCTTCAAGAACACCAGCTAGATCGTCACGACCAAGTGTACGCATACGATCAGCCGCAGCTTTGCGAGACTCGTTAGAGATTGTGAACGCGTTGACGTCCGTCACCGCCTTCATCTTCTCCTTCAATAGATCAGCGCCTATAGGGGCACCGCTTGCAATCATCTCTGCTTCAGCAGTAAGCCCTGCTTCAGTAGCAATCTTACTCAGTACGCGGCGCTGATTAAGCTCCTCTTTCAGCTTGCGCGCTTCTTGCGCCTGATTGAAGTCTTGCGCGTTTTCTGCCAAGGTCAATTGCTGGTCAAGCCGCTGCTCAGTCCTATCGAAGTTACGCTGTTCCTGTACTGAGCCAGTATAGGACAGGTCATTAGCTTGTATAACATTTGCTTGCTGGCGATCAGCCTCAGACAAACCCATCTGCCTATCAAAACGCCTTTGGCGCTCGTCAAGGCTTTGCTGAACAGGCGTAGTCCAATCAGCGCGCTGGCCTGTGCTAAGGGCATGGAAGCCACTAGATGCGCCAAGGAACATAGAACGTGCAGCGCCAACCCTGTCAGCTTCAGCATTGCCTTGAGCGCCGTACTGCTCATAAAGCCTAACACGCTCTGCCTCGCTACGCTCGCGCATCCTCCGTACTTCGGGGCTTGTTGGTGCCTGTTCAAACGGCAACACCTCATTAGCAGTGCGCTCGTCAGGCATACCTCTGTCCCCCGGTGGGGGATTGGAAGTGCCAATAGCGCCTTGGTCACCACCAAGCTGATCTTGCATAAACCCGGTCACACCTTCATAGGCACCTTTAGCAGCACCTACCAATGACGGAGTGCCCTGCTCTTGCGACGGCGCTGCGGCAGTAGGGCGAGGCACGCCGTTGCCATCAGTAGGAGCAGAGGCTAACAAATGGCTTGAGATTGCGTCTTGTCCAGCGTTAGGCTGATTAGCTGGATTAAAAGCCATAGCATATTCACCAAGCGCACTCATACCTTGGTCAGCTTTAGCTAGTACACTCTGAGGCTCACGTGACTGGTCTACTTCTCCGAACATATCTTTATACATTTGCCCGGCTAGGTTAGCACGCTGGTCACGCGACTTGCCGTCAGAGCGCTCATAGTGTTTGTCAATTAGACGAGCGTAATCTTCCGCAGCTTTAGGATCATCTTTTAGAATGCGGCCATACGCCACACGTTCCGCACCAGCAAGTTCTTGGATAGAGAACGCGACGTGAGAACTAAGGTCGTTAATGTCTTTACCTTGGCGGTCAACAAATGTGCGTAAGTTATCGAGCCTGTCAGCGCGGTGCTGAAATAGTCCGAAAGCGTCCTCTTTTTTATTGTAAGCAGTAGGGTTCAGGCTACTTTCGAAGAACGCATTTGCGGCCATACCTACAGCAAAACGCGGATCGTAACCAGCCTGTATATACTGGTCTACGATAGATTTAGCAGCTTTACGATCATAGCTGGTGGACTGAGGAAGACTTTCCTCTTGCTGAGGTTCTTCCTTGAGCACTTCTGGCTCATCAGCCCCAAACATTTTAGAGGCGAGCCCACCTAGTGCTTGGCCAAACTTATAGTATTGATCGGCTCTCATTTACCGCCTCCAAAAAGTCCGCCCTTCTGCATACCACTGCCCACAAGTCCGGCACCAAATGACAAGTAGTCAAACAAGCCGGGATTGTACGATTGAGTGGTCGTAGTCTGTGCAGCAAGGGGATTACCCTGCACGCCAGCAAGCGCAGTGCCAAGCGACGTTTGCGGATAGTTAATGAATGCGTCGGTTTGGCCAGACGCTTGCGCAAGCAGATTTTGAACAAGGTTCTGGATTTGCCCGCCAGCCTGTTGCTGCATGTTGAGCGCGCCTTGCCCGAGATTAAATGCAGAGCCAGAAGCATCGACCAGTCCCCTACCAGCGGACTCCTGTTGACCTAGAGCGCCGAGAGATAGATTTGCAGTAGTGTCAAAACCTTCTTGAAGTAAACGACTGACAAGCTCGTCACGATTACGTGAATAGTTATCTCGTGTGTACGCATCAACCACGCCATGACGTGACCCTCCGAACGCTTTGGCTCCGAACGCTTGTCCTTCAATGTCGTTTAACTCTCTACTGCGGGCGTCTTCAAGCCTACCTACAGCGTTGTCAATGACAGACGCGCGGTAAGGGTTCATAAATTGGTTCATCGTCATGTTGACGGCAAACGGGTTTGCCACCCTAGACAACGTGTCCACACCCTCGTTAAGAGCGCCGGAGCTAGTGGCAAAAGCATTAGGCGCGGCAGCGTTGGTTGGGCTGTTGCCACCTGCTTGCGGCATCGGATAGTCGGCCATTATTTACCTCCCGAGCTACCAGCACCGCTAGTCGCGCTAGCAAAAGAGCGCTCTTTCGCGGAGTTCAAAGCACTGTTTGGTTCGTTACCTGTCATAAGATAGCGCCGTTGTTCGTTCTCTCGCATTAGCCTAGTACGATAGTCCTCTTGCGCGCGCTCATTTTCAAGTTGCTGGTATACAGGTACGTCAAGATTAGTATCGTACCCACCCGGATTGGGACCAGCATTAACAGACGCAGCGCGCGCTGTACTAAATTGCGGGTCTTTAACGATACGCCCAGCGGCGCGCTCGTAGCTATCGAGTAGCTTGCTCCGCGCCGTAACGTCTTCTTGACTAAGCGAGCGGCGCACGTTTTCGTCAAATTGCGTAGACGGACTATATGCGTAGAAACCACCTTCCGTTTGCTCTGGGGCAGGGAGGTAGTCCATAACACCACCGCCTGCACCGCCAGACGGTAACCCAAACGCTGACGCAGCTTCATCGGCACCTTGAAACGCCGCCAACTGTTGCGGGCTAAACGCAGCTTGTGTATAGCCACGGTTAGCGCGGAACGGCAAAGACGCAGAACGCAGCGCAGCGGCTAACGTCTGCACGGCACCTTCTTCAAGGCGTGGGTCTATCTTGACCTCAGTTGTTTGTGACCCACCTTTGCCGCCACCAGCCATTTTAAACCTCCGCGTATAACAGGGACAGCCTATGCGTCCACCCGTTCTCTTTTAGCACTCTTGACCATCCCGGTCTCCCGTTTATGGTCATCTCTTTACAGCCTAGCTCTTTTGCTACTTTGCGAATATCCTCTTGCTTCTGCATAAGGGACTCCATGTTCCCGCACGCTATGAAGCAATGGTAGTTTTTAAACCTAGGAAACTGGATCACCTTCATTAAGATACAGCAGTCTCCGTAGTCATAGAAATGTGCCGCCCCCACTATGACCTCTTGCGCTATGTCGTTAAACGAGTGGGTGTTTCCTGCCCGTCTTAGCGCTTCTTCTATTTTCTCCTGCCATGTTAGTAGACTAGATGCTAAACGGATCACATTCTCTGCCACGTTGGACATATTAACCTCACTCATTAAGTCCTATCAGTTGTATGGTGAGCCTAGCATATACGTTGGTATAGCCGGATATGCTGTGCGCTTTGCCGAAACTTGCATTGGTAGCTGGCGTGCGTACCACTACTGCATACGTGTCCCCGCCCTCGGGGACTGATACTTGCCCTCTAAACGGAACAATAAAAGTGGTGTCATTAGCCGCAGAAGCGGTCATGTGCACCGATCCCATTCTAACAGAGCCAACCGGAGTTGTCAAGGCGGCGCTCGTTGCTAAAAATCCGGTAAAGGATTTAGCACCGCCTGACACTTTAGTCAGTGTAAGAAATCCCTCTATATGGTACTCACCACGAGCCAGCGTGAAATCGTTCGTTGTTGGATTAAAAGTAGCCCAAGGAGCGTTGTCTAGTTCTTGAGTATTGAATGGGATTTTTACACCGCCTGTCCCTACAGCAGCGCCGTCAACGTTATAAGCGGTATCGTAGTTAAGCGAGAATAAAGGCACTCCCCTAGTGGGGGACCACTCTCCGTTTTGCGAGACTACAGGCGTCTCATAGACTGGATCATAGAGCAAGATGCCCGCTTGAGAGGCACGAGCCACTACGTTAGCCGTGCGATGAGCTAGCAGCACAGGAAGCGGCTCAACGGACTGCCGCACCTCAGATAGTCCTCTGAGGTACATATACATGGCGCTTGCCCATTGTTCATAGGACACACCAGACGGATTAGGTGGTGACCTTCTAGTCATCTCTTACCAGTCCCTAGCGGAGCAACATCAAGCCTGACGATACCTAATTCAGCAGCAGCCTCGACAAAGTTTGCTTTGAGTTTAACAGACCTGCCCATTGCCCGCGTAGGCGTAGGCAGAGTAAGCGGATACGGCCCATAAGTATATTCAGTATCGTTAGGCATTTGGCGCGCTATAAGCTCAAACGTCACATTGGACGTATTCTCAACGTCTGGGTATATATACCGGACAGCGACGTTTTGTTCACCGTTTTTCATATCGAGCGCGCCGCTCTCAACAAAGATGGTGCCGTCAGCCTTTACGTCGCTTAGTTCGTGGTTATAAATATAACCATCAGCGTCAACCATAATAGAATAAAGCAGGGCTCCTTTATCCTGTCCAGCAGTGCGATCAAGGCGACCAGTGTACCACGTATTTTTGCGATAATTCCAAATGACATAACTGTCTACCTCAGTCGTGGTCGTTGTTTGAGATTGATATAACCACCAAATTTCAGAGAAGTCTTGATTGGTGAATGCGGAAATTTTGGATAGTTGCGACGTATCAATATCAGCATACAGAAAGTCAATGACTGAACAGTCAAGAATACGGAGAGTGCCGTCGAACAACCAGAAATTACGCTGCCCCCACCATACTACAAACTTATCAATTCCGACAATAGCTTCAGCGGCAATAGCGCCACACTGTTGCCCGGCTAGTTCAAAGCTATAGATATACGGAGGACCAATATAGCGCACAGAATATAGATCATTCTCGCCGACGATAGCAATCTGGTCTAGTACATTCCTAGCACGAAGCAGCCTACCGCTGCCAGCTACATCGTAATCACCCGCTTGATTGTTAATCGCCGCAGTCCATTGATTACGATCTTCTACGTCGCACCATGCTACCTTACGAGGCACGCCACCAGCACCAATGAGCATGATTTGTCGCTGGTCTGTGACAATTACGTCTTGGCTATTTGTAGGTGAATTAGTCACTTGACTAAGCGTGAGTGTGCCAATGTCAAGCTCATATAGATAACCGTTACCGCCTGTGTCGTTACGCTGCAACGTCACGAGTATTTCGCCAAAGTTGTCAAACGCCCAGCGGAGCGGAGGGATTGGCGCTGTGCCTGTAAGATTGTTTGACGCGCCGTAAGCACCACCACCGAACGGATTTTGTCCATAACCAGCAATCGCAGACGCGTCTTTATCAGACGTATTGGCTGACACAGGGGTTATATCTGTGAGCGTTCCGAGAGCGTTAAGATGCTGTATCTTAAGGTTAGAGCCAAACACAACGTTAATGGATTGCCCGGCCTCTCTCCAAGCAAAGATGTCTCTTACCGCTTCTAAAGTTGGATCAGCGATGAGCGTACTTATATCAGCGCCAAGATTATCTGTACGACGAAGCCACCCACCAATAGGGCGGATAGCGTCGTCATGCCAGCGCACTAAGTTGCCATCAGTCCACCGCCCGCGACGAGTGTACGGAGTACCGTTTTTATACATACCTTCTGGCAACTGAATTGGTATAATCGGCATATCAATCCCCTAGTGGGGGAGCGCTAGCTCCAACTTAAGTAAGCGAGACGTTCATGACAGCGCGGAACGCACCAGTTGTCACAGCAGCCCTCCTAGTAGCTAGGCCACCATACGGCTGGTCTGGAATGGCGTATTGCACATTTAACCTCGCGCCCCTCGTAGTGTTGGATACGTCGGCTATTTCTGTAAGAGTGAGCACGTCAAGGCCAGCGTTCACAGACCACGTGACATCTTCATCTACGTCAAAGTGTGCAGCCATTATATACAAACTGTTCTTATTGTAGGCAGTGTCGCCAACCTGCACAAAAGCACTACTAGTGTTTCTGGTAGACGTCAACCCGTCAGTAGTGTTATAAACGCTTCCGGGGCTACGTTTTATATTCCGTACATCAAATATAGCGATTGTGTGACCAGAAACAGCAACAGAGTAGTTGAAAATAAACTCCACTGACGTACCAGCCGGGACATGCCTATAGGCAGCGTGTATAGACGGAGCGTCAGAGGTGTTAGCCACTAGCAGCATAGCGTCACCGTCTATAGTGACACTAGATAAAGCCGAGTTTGCGCCGCCACTACCATCAGAGAAACTGGCGATTACTAAAATATTTCGGTCCTCATCTGCCGCTCCAATAGACACAGCAGAGTATGTGTGTGTAGTAGAAGATGTACTGCCTTTGTCTCCAGTAGCAAGCAAAGTGATAGAAGGTGCGCCAAGCTCCGCTAGCTCATTAGCGACAAATTCTGTAGTAGCTACTTTCGTAGAAGCGTCACCCAATCCTTGCGTTGTGGCTATAACGCCGTCAAGCAGTTCAGAAGTAGCAGCTAGATCACCGTCGATTTCACCAGTAACGATGATGTCATACAGAAATGTAACATTACCGGATAGCCGTTCGATTTTAAACGGTGTGTCAAGGAACGACCCTGCGTCATCCCAACGGGCAATCTCAAAATCTGAACCTTCCTCACCTCCTATTTCTGCACTATTATTAGCAGATATAGTCCACCGCTCGTCACCACCGGTCAAAAAAGCAAGTTGCCTAGCAAAACCAGCAGCACCGCGCAGGGCAAGCGATACACCGTCATCGTTTGACTTCAGAGTTGCAAAGTTAAACCCTGTAGCTAAGTCAAACGTGACACCCGCCTGTAGTGTAGTGAGGCCAGCGTTGAACGTCACGTCATCGTTGAAGTCAACAGTGTTATCAAAGCCAACGATACCCGCGAACGTAGATGCGCCAGATACGTCTAGCGTGCTAAAAGCACCAGTGCTAGGCGTGGTCAAGCCTATGGGTGTACCGTCAATAGTGCCTCCGTCGATGTCGATACCGACAACGGGTGTAGTCCCGTCAAACAGGTCATCAACATCTTCCCAATTGCTATTGAGATAACCACCCCATAAGTTAGTGTCACCACCGACAGTCGGGAGCAGGAAGTTATAACTAGCAGTGTTCGAGGCCATAACCTATCCCCTATCGGGGGACTGCATTGCAGCCCACTTGAAATTGACTCAACAGTACGCTGCCTGTCTTCTTGGATATAGGACCACCGTCAGCGAGTAGACCGCTAGCGTGGTCCTTCCTCGTTTGTTCTGTTCCGTCGCAAAGCGCGGCATTCGTCGCTTTCTGCGTTGGCTTTATCTTCGGCAAGCTCGTACAAGAAGCAATCAACAGACTTAGGATTATCAAGATCAAGCGTGCCATTTTGTATCTCCCGGATAATAGTGCGATAAGCCTCTGCATCAACAGTAGCTTGCTCCACTAGAGCTTTGTCACGCCCAAGTCTATATACAACGTCAAGCGCGTAATACGTACCGGCGCACAAAGCAATAACCGCTACAATAACTATAACGAGACGGATCATCTTATGCCCTCCGCGAACTTTTTAATTCTCTCGCGCAGTATCCATGCGAGTGCCAAGCCGATGATTATAACACCAGCTATTACGACAAGTTGAGCGGTGCCGTCTAAGTTACCGATACCAGCAGCACCAGTCGCAACCGCACCAGCGCCACCAACAAGACTCGCCTGAACAGTTGTGCTCTGAGCCATGCTAGCTTTGGGCTTAGATACGCGTCTAATGCCTGCAATGTTGCTAACTGGATAACGAGCGATACTGACTGCGTTGCCTTGGTTACCGCCTAGCACCTCTACGTACTTGCCAGCGTGCGCATGAAAGAACGCTACATGGCCTTGCCACGATTGCGAGCCACGGTTAAAGATAACTACGTCTCCCGGCTTGGCGTCCTTTAAAGCAACTTTATCACCCCACTTAAGGTAAGACTTAGCAAGGAGAGAGCCAGTATTGTGAAGTCCGAGGCGAGCAAGAACAGCGCCGACAAAAGCAGCACACCAAGGCACTTCGTCATTTCGTATCTCCGAATGCCCTGCATCGTTGTATAACGCAAGCACTTTAGGGTTATGCTTAGCTCCTGGCCATTCTTTAAGGCCAAGAGACTTTTGCGCTTCTGCGTATATTACTTCGCTAATATCGGTCATAGTCTATCTCACTGCGGTTGTTGTTTTTCACGTCTATTACGTAGCTCTAACAAAATTTCCTGTTTATTGTCGTTGACGCGCTCCTTAAGCACATCAAGCAACGCCATAATTGCAGCGTTTTGTCGAGTGCTACCAGTTATCTCTGTCTCAACGTTAACAAGTCTTTCGTCTTGCCTAATCTGCCAAGAGCGCATAGCACCTAGATCAGCACTAATAGTCGCAGCCCACCACACACCAGTTATCGTTTGCGTAGTAAGGAATATACCTACAGTTATCACCGTACCTACGTTTAAGTCTTTGGTAATCATTAGCAGTCCCCTACTAGGGTACTCGTCTATGTGGCTTCATGCGCTGCGGCGATCCACCCCTCTGCAAGTTGTGCTTGTCATCCATCTCAGCAAATTCGTACTGTTGTCTCGCCATTTCCATGTAAAGCTGTAAGCGCTCGTCTTCTCGAAGCCACGGCGCTGCATGTTTAGCAATTACGTATACATATAGCCCTAAGTATTCTTCCTCAAGCCAACTACTATCTGACACAGAATAATTAGGCATACCGATACGGTACACCATAGTAAAGTCACCCGGATCAGTGACAGAAAATGGGCCAATAAGCCGCAAGTATCTTGTTCCATCGTTTCTCCCCACAGCGTAATACGGCAGCACAGGGCCACCGGGGTTCTGTGCCCGTCTAGCGTATATGTCTGTAAGGTTCGTCTCAATGAAGGTTTTTGCGCTAGTAGCAAAATAAGTATCTTGCGCGTTATTTGTCAATGACTGAATAGCCTGAAAGTCTGGGACTTCAGTAGATAAATTAAAGTCTTGACTTTCAGGGTTAATGACAATAGTTTTCTCCCTACGCTGCCAATCACGCGTAGTCATGTTCAATTCACTATCAGCCATACTGATAATGAAATCGAGATTAGCGATCAACGCCGAGTTATTCTCCTGCCATAATGACGTGAGAATAGCGGACTTAAATGCAGCGTAGGTGAGGGCCATCAGTTGCCTACCTTAAACCTGCGGTAATCAATATCACCGCTTAGTCGTTTAATGGCAAACGCTGCAAACCCTTTGGTTCCGATGCGATAGCCACATTCCTGCATCCATTTATAGGCCGTAATCGGATCGATAGACCCAATTAACCTATTGGCGCGTTTTCTGCGGCTGTGCCTGTCTACGAAATCGCCGTAAGCTTTCATGGCGTCCATGACAGGCTCAGCGTCCATAGTCTTATGGATTACTACTGAGCCATCACTTTCAACCGTAACTCGCTCACGAGGCTTCATAAACCTTCTACGGTACATCTCAGCCAGCAGGTTTTCTTCGGCGGCGGTTAGAGCGATCCCCTGCGACTCTTTCCACTGGGCGCGGGCTAGGAGAAGTTTCAGCTTTTCCGCCGTCAGATGCCGTCGCTTTTGGTAGGACATTAACGGGATCGGGGCTGCCTTCTTCTTGGTCGTCGGCGTCAT